GCTACTATACGCCAGAAACACGCCTACGGGCTTCCCAGGCACTAAAAAGGGCCATGCTAGAGCAGTCTAAAGGCCGTAATCCAGGGGTTTTTAAATATGGCTGGCACAAAAGGTCATTCTGGACGTAAGCCCCATCTTGAAGATAAAACACTTCAGCAGATTTGTAGAATGTCAGCTTCTACAATCTTCCACGCTCTCCGTGAAACTAATCCTGAAATAATGTCGCTTGAGAAAAAAGCAGAGTTAGCGAAGCATTTTGTTCTGCGTGTAATGCCTCAGCGAATTGAAAGTGATGGAAGCTTCGCACCGAAAACTATTGTGCTTCTGCGTCATGAAGAAAATGTGAAAGCTGAATCAAGAGGATTGAATGTCACAGCTTCTTGAAGATAAGCCGCTGACAAAACTTCTTAAGCCTCAAGATAGTTTTATTTTCTCCAAAGCAAAGTTCCCAGCAATAGTCGGCACATGGGGATGTGGGAAAAGTTTAGCTGGACTGTACGCCGCCAATCTCGAGTGTGAAAATAATCCCAATAGTTTATATCTCGTCATAAGAAAAGAGTTTGTCGATTTGCGTGACAGCACCATGCAAGACTGGACGAATGAAATCGGCAGAGCTTGGGATGGGAATAAGAATGTGAATTATGAGAATGGCTCTGTGCTGATGTTCCGTCACGGCTCCGACATTGACTCGCTGAAGAATACCAACTTGAGCGGTGCTCTGTTCATTCAGGCCGAGGAGATGACCGAGCAGGAGTTCTGGTTCGTGTGCGGAAGATTGAGAAGGAAGTCGGGAAGTCTACAGCTTCGCATAGAAGCAAACTACAACGGCCACAATTGGATTTATAAACTGTGGAAGAAAAAAGATATAAGCGTACCGCTCGGCTCTATCATAACCGCCGATGACTTTCACTTAGTCGAAACGTGTACGCTCGACAACAAAGCTAATCTTCCTGCCGCCTACATCGCTTCCCTCGAAATGCTCCCCGAGAAACTGAAGCGTAGGCATTACCTCGGCTCCTGGGACGAAGCTCAAGGCTTAGTCTATGACGAGTTCTCAGAGAATAAACACATGACCGAGCCGATACATATTCCGACAGAGTGGGAAAAGGGATTCGTTCTTGACCACGGCTTTACCAATCCTACAGCAGTACTTTGGTACGCTATCGATTGGGACGGCAACATATGGCTCTACGATGAGCACTACGAGCGAGAGAAGCCGCCGAGCCATCACGCTAACCGCATCAAGGAACGCAAGCTGACTAGCGGCCTCTGTGACCCTAGCATATTCTCTAAGACCCAAAGCCGTGGGAATAACGCTCAGATATTCAGCATAGCAGACGAGTACCGAGACTTCGGTATAACACTCCGTCCTGCGACAAGAGGAAGCGACGAGAGCGGTATCGCCAGAGTGAACGAGTTCTTCAAAGCTGGCAAGATACGAGTATTTAAACACATGAAGAACTTCACCGAGGAGATTAACAACTGGAAGTATAAGACGGCGAATCAGAAGACGATGACCAACGCTCCAGAGGAACCTGAGGACAAGGACAATCACTTGATGGACTGTCTGAAATATCTCATCGTGTCCCGCTTCGGAAAGACTGAGTTCCGCAAGGAGCCGACAAAGGACAACACCATTCAGAAGTTGTTAGAGAACAAAGCCGCCCAAGATGTCGTGGCTCATAGATACGAGGGTTCAAGATATGCGGCGTAATCAGTTATTGCCAGTCCAAAAAGTAGAGATGGACAAGGACACACTAGACTTCTGGAAGGCCGAAGTCCGTTCATCCCTTAAACGGCAAAAGGCCGAGTTCATAGACCGCATAGGTTACAACGAGCTGGTCAGATACTTTGAAGGACTTCAGTACCCAGGAAACAAATCTCTCTTGGCAATCGTGGACGAATTCTCCCCAGCAATCTTGAGCGTTATCACTTCCGTCTACTATCAGAATCCCACAGTCCAAGTCGAGGCCGCCAATCCCGAAGCAGACAAGCCCGTACAGCCGAGCATTATGTATCTCTTACAGCACCCCGAATGGAAGCCGTACAACTTGGTTGCCCTGAGCAAGGGAGCCTTAACCTACGGCATGCAGAAATCAGGCATGAAGGAAGAAATGCAAGTCGGTACATTTGACTTGATGATGGCGGGTTATGCAGGTATCGAGATGAATCATAGCTCCGTCAATCAGGAAGCCCCGCAGACTGACCAAGCACCGTTAGCCGAGGCCGCCGAAGGCGTCGGCAACATGATAGGAAGCTTCCTCGATGGTGCTAAGTCAATGATAGGCAAAGTCATGGGCAAGGAATCCAAGAATCCCGAGGAGGTCGAGAATGAAGTCATGGCCGACACTCAGTCGAATCTACGCACAGATTTTACTGATAAAACTTATTGTAAGCGGTATAACCCGCTTGATATTTTATTCGACCCTAGAGCGGATGTGTTCAAGGAATCGAGATGGGTCGGGAAAAGAATCAGGCTGACAATCTCCGAGTTCAATTCCCAGTATCCACAGTTTAAAGACAAGATTTCAGCAACGTCCTCTACCGACTCGTTTGAAGTCAACTACGCCGACCATCAAAACCCCAACAACAAGAAATCTGTGGTGCTCTATGAGATTGAAATCAAGAAAAAGGGGTCTCGTAACTGCGTGCTTGTGCTTCATCCTGCTCTTGATGAGCCTGTTGATTATTATGAACGAGCCGTCATTACGAATAACTTTGCCCTGAAGTATGGGTGTATTGATAAATACGGCAAGATTTACCCGATGTCTAGGGGCAGGAAAGCCAAAGGCCCGCAGGATGACATCAATCATTACATGACCATTCAGTTTGAACACGTTGATAGGGCACAGCGGAAGATTGGCGTGTACATGGAAGGTCTTACCGAGGCAGGGAAGGCCGCCCAAAGGTCAGCAGACGTTTATGCCATTGTAGAGAAATCTCAGCCTCAGCCTGTCTATGAAGTCATGCCAGCCCCGAGTGTAGTCCCCGAGAACGAACTGATTATTATGACGATGAAGGACAGCATTAATAAGTCGGTAGGGTCTAACAATCTCGCTAAGGGTGAAGAATCGGATAACAAGACGTTGGGCCAAGACCAAATTCAGCAACAGGCATTTCAGGTCAATATCAACAGCGTGCAAGACGCCCTGCAAGACTTAGCCGACCAGCTTGTTGATGAACTCAAAGATATTCAGATGCAAGTATGGGACGGTGAAGATTACTTCAAAGTCACAGGAATCATGGGGGGCGACGCATGGTACGACCCGAGCATGGGGCCGTTGGCAGACATACTTGTAGGAGATTATACCGTCCGAACGAACATTGCTTCATCTGCCCGTCCAAATCCCGTGAAAGACAGGGCCGACTTGATGGAGATGACTACATTCGTCACCAGTCCCCTCATCGTCCAATTCGCCATGATGCACGGCAAGAGGCCGAGCATGGAGCCGTTAAACAACCTCATCAAGCAATACAATATGAATCCAGAGATGGTATTTGAACCAATAGACACATTATTGCCGCCGGGGATGCCACCCTCCCCACAACAACAGCCTAACGAGGCTAGTAGCATACCGGCGGCTCCGAATCAACCACAGCAACCGATACCTGTTCCTAAAGGAGCCGTTGCTTAATGGCTATCCATAGATTTATAAACAGAAAGCTTTACTTTACGAATGATTGGCTCGATGTTCTTGATGGGCTTAGACAAACAACAAAGAAAGCAGTAGACCCTTACATTGAATGGTTTTCACTTAATTTTACTTCTGGTAAAAATGGCCCGACAATCTTTAATTTAGGCTTGTTAGGTCTTAGAATAACATGGCGAAAAGATGTCGTTGATAGGAAGTCTTAAATGCCAATCTACGAGTTCCGTTGCGAAACCTGCGAGAAAAAAGGATGGAGTAGAACCCTTGAGGTCACCCGCCCAATCTCACAGGCGGGAAAACCGTATGCCTGTCCAAATTGCGGAAATCAGGCAGACAGGGTATATACCGCTTTCGCTCCGAAAGAGTTCAGAGAGTTTCACACGTCGGATGGACGTAGAATCGGAACACACAAGCAGGACATGGCAAACCTCAGAAAGCATGGACGAGTCATCACACAGGACACATCGGGTTGGAAGGATATTCAGCGAATGGCGAAGGACGGACAGCGTAGGACACAGTTGGCACAGAAAGGGCATTACTAAATGATGGGGTTGCTTTTGACCTTTCCTTTAAACACCGCTTTTGACTTACCAAAGAGCAATCACGACTTTTCAAAAGTATTTAGGAGACAGTAATGGAGAATGAAGCAAGCGAACAAGCACAGCCAGATAAGACATTAATGCTTTCAATCGTGATTGATAAGGACGGGAACATTGGTGTCGGTGGACTTGCTGTCGGTGATAAGACTGCGGCCTACGGCCTCTTAGAATCCGCTAAAGATATTATTCGTGATATGCACCAACCGAAACTAGTTAAACCAAATGGTTTCAGATTAACAAGGGGACACTAATGAGTAAGATTGTATTTAAGCCGATGGTAGCTAAGAACGCCGATGCTGATGATAAGCGTGGGCAGAAGCCTGACTTTAAGGCGAAGGTTGATAATACTGATTACAAGCGTAAGGTAATGGGACGCTCGAAGAATAAATAAATTTTTCAAGATTGGGCAACACGCCTAATACGCTGGTCACGGCAGACCCTAAAAGCAAAAAGAGGTAAGTATGGAACAAGAGCCTAAAAGCAATCCTGAAGAACTTATTGAGCAAACGCTTGATAAACTTCAGGCGGGGGAACAGCCACAGGAAAGCTCGCCTGTAACTGAACAAGTAGAACCTCAGCAGGTAGACGAGGGCGACTCGGCAAAAACGCAAAGCACTGTTGAACCTACTGAAGATAAAGGCTTTGCTTCGCACCCCAAATGGTTGGAGCGTGAAGAAAAACTTAAAGAAGCTAGAGAACTCCTCAAGCAAAGAGACATTGAGCGTGAGCAGTATTCTAAGCTTCTTGACGACCCCCAAGTTTATGCCAAATGGCTTAAACAACAGGGTTATTCGGATGTGCAGGTCGCAGAGGCGATGCGTGGGAAAGGCTATGAGACAAATTCAAGGGAAAATGTCGCAGAGAAGCCGAACCAAGCCCAAGCAATCGCTGAACGAGCCTGTAATAAACTCGGTTGGGATATAAACAGGCTGTCTGCCGAACAAAAAGCCTACATCAACGATAGCGTCAGTCTTACTATGGCGATTATCCAAGAAGCTGTAGGCCCGATGATTCAGCAGGGAGTCGCACCTTACGAGAAAATGTACAACGACTTTTCTCAAGAGAAGCAGTTTAATTCCGAAGATGCTCAGGTAAGAAAGTTAGCTGGTGAGGAATTTAAAGGCGTGGACTTTGATGATGTGATTAAACCCGCAATTCAAAAGTTCTGCGACGAGATGGACGCTAAAGACCCCCAGAGAACTATAAAGCTGAGTTACGAGGATATTTACTACCGAGCAACCCGTCCCCTTTTAAGAGAACTAGAAGCTTCAAAGGGTCGTCAGGAAGTAAGGAATACGAATAAAGCTAACGCCCGTCCACTTGGTACAGGGCCTACCTCTAAGAGTGGTGAACCCGCCCCTAAAGGTGGAAGCCATCGTGACCAGTTGGAAGCTATGCTCGATGCTAAGGGAATTCGATAGCATAAAATGAGGTACTAAATGTCTACGCAGAATATAGCAATCCCCACAGGGGACGGCTCTAATATCCTGACAACTTTAGCCACTCATTGCTTCGAGAATTGGAACAAGGAAATGGGCGATGCGATTATCAATAAGAATTTCGTTCTCGCATACCTCAAATCCAAAGCAGAGCGTGTTGAAGTCGGTGGGTTAGATTTCGCTGAACCCATTCTGTATACGTCTAATACTAACTTCGGATTTGATAGCAAGTTTTCTATCATCCCCGACCAGTACCAGACTCCGACTCAGGCGTTCCGTTTCGCTCCGATGACTCTCCGAGGCTTGATTGTGATTAATAAGGTTCATGAACTTCAGAATCAGGGCAAGTCTGAAATCACGAACTTCATTATGACGCTGAAGAAACAGGCTGAATCAACGATTGCGAATAAAATCAATGCGGCGACTTGGGCGGCAACGCCTGTGGCTGACATCGAACCTGACTCACTCCGTACTATTGTCAGCTCGACTCCTACCACTGGCTCCATCGGTGGTGTTGACCGTGCGACGTATACTTGGGCGAGAAACGGTTTGAACTCTGCTACGATTTCGTCTATTGGTAGTGCGGCTGGTGTTGCGGCCCTTTCTACCTTCTGGGCGAAATTGGGCGGTGCGGCGGCTGACTTACCTGATTTCGCTGTGACCACAGCTACCCTTTGGGGTAACTTGGTCGGCTATCTGGTGAATCAACGCCGTCTGACCTCAACTGAGAACATGGCTAAGATTGGCCTCAAGACCATCGAGGTTCTTCCTGGTTGCGAACTCGGTTACGACGGCGATGCTGGTGTTGCCTATGGTGGCGATACCTCTCTCGGCGGTTGCCCTGCAAATGCGTTTTATTTCCTTAACTCTAAACACTTGTTCTACAAAGTGCTGAAGGGCGGAAATATGCAGTTTGAAGGGTTCTCGAAGAAGGATAACTCGTTAAATGATACGAGTATCTTCTATCACATCTACAATATGACGACGAACCTGCCCAGCTCTTTGGGTGTGCTCACCGCCATCACTGGTTAATCGGAGGAATTATGACAAAGCGTATATTCGGCTTTATCGCAATCCTCTCGCTGGTGAGTGGTGTTGCGTTTGCGTATGATGCTGATGGTAATCCGAACACGAAGCGTGAGATTGCTGGTTCTCCCGCTTGGTCGCCTTATCGTGAGTATCGCCTCGTTAGGTTCCCTGAAAACGCCCCCAACAGCACCGCCCTTACGGCTGGTGACGTTGTGGTCGCTGACTGCGTATCTGACGATGGTGTGACGGTGAACTTGGTTAGTGCGGCTAGCTCCGCTGACGCAGTTATGGGTGTGGTTGTTTCTACGACCATTCCTACGGCTGACGTAGTTGGAACTACTGTAAATACTGACTATGGACGTAGAAACTGGGGTTACATCCAGGTTAGTGGCTTCTGTACCAATGTGAACATGGTTGGTACAGCTCCTGCTGGTGGTCAATCGTTAAAAGCATCAGATACAGCTCGCAATGCTGATGTTGCGGTTAACACACTAAACGGTCTACCGACTGGTCGTGTCATGGGTTTTGCCTATGATGCTTCAACCAATGCGGAAGTTGGCATAAGCCTGTAATGAATAGAATAGTGGTAGGGGTCAGCGTCCTCCTGATTATGGCCTCTACCACTATTTCGTATGCTGATGGTGTAATAATACCCGCTTCAATCAAGGTAGAACAGTTTAAGAAGGAAATGCTTGCTCATGGAATTGACTTATCTGGCGGTGATGACGCTGATGGATTTATCGAGAGTAAGGGAAATGAGATTAAAGTGATTACATTTAATCCAGTCACCATTGAGCAGATGGAATTGATGAAGGAAGTGGCGTTTAAAACGGTGAGGGAATAGTGGTTAAGAACTTTGGAGATAAGGATTGTAGGAGATGTAATAAAACATTTACTAAAAAATCTCCAAGAGTAGATTTTTGTATCGAATGCAGACCTTTTTATAGAAAAGAATATCTTAAAGACTCTAAAAGAGAATATTACCTAAGAACTAGGGTATTAAAAGATGGCCCTAGAAGCTATCCAAAAGAACCAATAAATTGTAAAGAGTGCAATAAAAGTTTTCTTAGAAACAACAACACTCAAAAAGTTTGTTTAGATTGTAGAGAATCATCCCGCAGAAAATATTGTTCTAATTATGTTAAAACTCGATACCAAAAAGATTTAGACTATAGAAAAAAATGTCGCACTTCTAATAACAAAGCAAAGCGTAAGTGGGTTTCAAATAATCCAGAACGACATAGAAATATGACAAGATTATACACAATGAAAAGAAGGTCTATTGGGATAATTAGTTTAGATTCTATTCAATTAGTGTATGAGGATAATATTAAAAAGTACGGAACTCTTACCTGTATTCTTTGCATAAAGCCGATTGGATTTGGTAAAGATAGTCTTGAACACAAGCTACCCATTTGCCGAGGCGGTACGAATGATTATGAGAATCTTGGTGTCTCTCACTTTAAATGTAATGTTAGCAAGGGAAGAAAAACAGTAGAAGAATATAAAAAATTTGTGGAGGCTTCCATTGGCTAATACTACTTTCGGAAATTTGAAAATAAATTTATTGAGATTAGCTGGAAATAATTACAATAGCAATGATGCAACTAGATTACAATTAGCTGGTTCTTGCATTAATCGTGCTTTGGGAATAATTCAAGGCGAGATTAAAGGCCATCCATACACCCTAGACTACAATAATACCGTTACCGCCACGATTACCACGCCCTATGGCACCGCTTTAGCTGATACCGACATCGTGGAGATAGTGGACGTAAGCCAACGAATCGACCCTCGTAAGATGTCGTGGATTCCCTATCAGCTTTATAAAGACTATATGGCTGACCCTTCCTTATTCGCAGGAACCCCATCTCTTTATTGGACGGCCTTACAGACGTTAAATGTGAGTGGTCAGAATATCTGGACGCTGTTCTTCATACCCACGCCGTCGGCCGCCATTACAATCTATTATGACTACATCAAGAACATGGCGTTTAGCTCGGACGGAACGGGTGCCGATGCTTCCTATTCCCCCCTACCCACGACCTTTGATGGGTGGATAATCGACGAGGCCAAACCCTTCATCTATGAGATTCTCGACTCCAAGAATCAAGGTGTAATCGCCACCGCAACAGCCAACGCCATTCAATCACGTAAACGCTACAAACAAATGATTCTCTCAAACGCTGATGGGTATACCCAGGTTGCCTCGGTGCGTGAAAGAGGGCCGTTAATCGTCAAGAGAGTAGAAACTTTAACATTACCATAAGGAGATTTCATGGGCCGTCCGAAGAATAGTCATAATCGAGAGAAGGTTGCAGAAGTTGTTCGGGATGAGATTAAGGAACAGGAAGTCGTAACGGCTCCTGAGAAGTCTATCTCCGAACTTCAGGCCGAAGCTATCCAGAACAAGGTCATTATGGACATGCACGATAGCCAGAAGATTCAGAAGGATGTGATGTTGATGAAGGTTCGGGACTTAGATGAGCATATTAAGTACCTGACTAAGCGTATGGTCGAGATGGATACCGAGTACAATCAGCGACGGAAGCTGGTTGATGGCATAAATGGCTCGATTGCAGGGGCACAGGCCGAACTCTCTCGTTTACGCTCTGAATTTACCAAGCAGAATAATCAGGCGATTGAGTCTCTTGCTAAAGAACGGGCAGAAATCGAGAAAGCCGATGCTACCCTTCGCACCTTAATCAATCAGAACAATAGTTTGCTCGTTACTAACAAGCAGACGGAATCTAAGCTTGCTACCGAGCGTCAACTTGCCCAATCTCAGGTGTACGAGATGAAGAAAGCCTTAGACCAGAACCAGACCGAGTGGACGAAGCGTGAAAAGGACATCTTAGAGCGTGAAAAGGCGTTAAAAGATGAACGGGAAGCGTTTGAGAACGAGAGAAATACGATTCAGCCCGAATTGGACAAGATTTCATCGGTCAAGAATGAGAATATCTTGCTATTGCAGGAAGTTGAGCGTGGTCAGACCAACATTCGTAACCTGATGCTCGGTATTGAGAGCGAGAAGCAGGTTTTGGCTGAGTCCAAGCTCATTCACGAAGGCAAAATGAAGCAGAAGGAGCTGGAATTAGCCAATCTTGAGAAAAAGAATAGGGAATGGGAGCAGAATCTTAAAGACTTTGACCTTGAGGTCAGAGCTAGGTCTGCTAAAGCCGATAAGATGCTCCGTACCATGCAACTTGAGAAGGAAGCTAGCGGTAAATGACTATGATTTCCCTAAAGCCCAGAAACTTAGGAATATGGCTCATCGGAGCCTTGATGATTCTTATTCCTATTCAATGGATGGCTGACCCTTCATTCGGTATGTCTGCCATCAGGATAAGCCAGCAACAGATGTTGCAGGTGGCGGCAATAGGACTGTTCGCCATCTTCATCTTGCAGAATATCTACCTGAGCTTGTTCTTGCTGTGGAGTCTGTTCCTCTACGCCTATTTCGATTGGGCTACGCCTGTAGGAACAATCGTTCTGACCATCCTTAGTGCTTGCATGATATACGAGGCCATCTATCGAGTCATAAACAACGAGAATATCAAGGTTGTTTACGGCTTTATGATAGCTTTCATGCTTATAAACTTGGGGTATATGGCAATGCAGGGGTTCGGGTGGGAGCTGATGTTTCAGGAGTTCAGCAGACCTGGCTATCAGAATCAGATGCTTGGATTCATGGGCCTGAAAGCCATTATGGGTATGTTCTTTGCCATGTGTCTACCTTTCGTGGCGTTCAAGTACCCAAAGGTTGCCCCATGCCTATTCGTTCCTCTCTATGTCTCAGAATGTTCCTCTGCTATGGTCGCAGGAATCGTCGTCTACCTCTGGAACCTCTGGTTCATTTCTAAGAAGTGGTTCCTTATCGCAACCGCAGTCCTAGTTCTCGGAGGCACCGCCTATGCCATCAATGATTCTCATGCAGGGATGTTTACTGATAGGGTCAATATGTGGAAGGTCGTTCTTAGGGACGCTGTTAGGAATCCTGTGATTGGGTGGGGGCCAGATAGCTTCAGGGCGATTACACCTCAGAAGCAATTCATCTATTGGAAGAACAACAGGACGAATGATACTGCCCAGATTGATGTGAGGGACACCATTGAATATACGCACACAGGCAAGTACGACCTTGTGAAATACGGCTCTTTTATGCAAGAAGGAGACTCTACTAACCCCTGGGACAACCCTCACAATGAATACATACAACTGTTCTATGAGTTTGGAATTGTGGGTGTCATACTCCTCGGACTTCTCGCTTGGGACATCAAAAGACGTTTTGATAGCGTCAATGTCTATCTTATTCCGTTGGTCGGATTCTTCCTTGCTGTCTTAATCATGTCTATCGGGCAGTTCCCATTCCACTTGGCTCGGGTCGGCTTCTACATCCCCATCTTCCTTGCCTGTTACTACAAGCTCACGGAGAATTATGCCTGAGATACTGGAAATCTCACCCTTTGCGGGCTTAAACCGCCGTTTCCCTGAACACAAGATTACATCACAGAAGAAAGACGGGAAGCAGTACCTGATACAGCTTGAGAATATGCTGTCGCTGGACGGAAGGTTTACTATCGTCCCAGGGGCAACGAAGTATAACGCTACTACTGTTTCAGGAACTTGCTCATGGCTTAAACGCATCTACTATCAGGACTCAGGCAACGACTACCGCTTCTCCTACGCCGTAATCGGTGGCAAGATGTACAAGGGGGACGATTCCACAGGGACTATCGCTCAGGTCACAATCAGCAATAGCTTGGCTATCACCATTGACCCACTGGTATACCCCATTGACGCTACCCTAAAGGTCGGCGGTCAGGTCTGTAACTTCCTCGTAGATGGCACCTACTTCTATAAGTTTATTCCTAACGCCGCAGGTAATTGGGAAAGACTTCCAATCCTAAACGACATCGACGGAAATCCCATTGAACCCCTCTACAACTGCGAGTGGCTAGACCGTCAATGGGTGCTAGTCAAAGGGCGTAACGTCTTGCTTGGCTCCGCTAACCTTAACCCTGAACTCTTTGATGACGCTACCGATTCCATCTTGCTACAGCTTCCACCTGGGAACGGTGGCTACCCAAGAGCACTAATTAAATACAAAGGCACTCTTTATGTCTGGCACGACGATTACTTTGTTCCTGTTACTGGGTCTAGTGCTTCTACTTTTGGCATCAGACCAGGAGACATAGCAGAAGGGGTGGGAACCTCTGCCCCACGCTCAGTCATTTTGGTAAATAATCAAATTGGCTTCCTGAACTCTAAGGATAACGAGTATTACCTGACTTCAGGGACGCTTGATTCGACGGATGAGATTCCTCTTAGCTACCCCATCAAGCTAGGCGACCTCATGCACCCGACGAACTCGGTAGATACCGTTTGCATCCATGATTCGGAGCTTAACTGCCTTAGAATCGCCTATTATCTATCAGGTGGTACAACTCTCGGAAGTGAGGAAATCTACTCATTTGCCGAAAAGAAGTGGTGTGGGCAGACTAGGGATAGGAACATTTCTTGTTACTCTCAATGGGATGGACTGAATGATGACGGACGCTTGACCACAGGCCGTTCCGACACAGGTTGCTTTATGGTCAACGATGAATCTATCAATTTTGATGGGGCGGCAATCCACTATAAATGGGTGAGTGGGTCATACTGCTTCAAAGACCCGCTGGAATGTACGATGGAAGCCATCTTCATCGACGCCAAGCCTCAAGGGAACACTACTGTCAATGTGGCCTACTATCTCGATGGGCGTATCACGACCTACGCCAATGAGAACGTCAATCAGCAGGGTGAAGTATTCAATCTTGGACTCATCGACATTGCTGACCAGAATGTATTTCTTAATCGCTTCACGCCTTTCATCGACAAGTCTAAGGGGCGTATGGTTCGCTTTCAAATAGAAGGCCAACAGCTAAACACTTTACTCGAATTCTACAGTATCTATGCGTTCTTCTCTGTCGATGACGCTAAATTCTCAAAATGGATTTCAGGGAGATAAAATGAAAAGATTGATTGTTGCTATTGGACTTCTACTGACGACGAATTGCTACGCTAATACGATTTCAATCCAGCCGTTCATCAGCGGGAACGATGTAACCATCGCCAGGCTCGAAACTCAGCGTAGCACTATCCAAAATGTCATCAACGGAAATATCTCTGGCGGTTCTCAAAATATTTTAGCTGGCTCAATCACTTCTTCCGACTTAGCCACAGCCATTAATCCTGTTACATTCCGTAATGAAGCGTTCAATGATTGGACGTACAGCGGTATGCTTCCGCCAACGTCAGCAAGTCTATCAACTACCATTACCGCAGGTGTCAGCTATGTTAATGGTGTGCGTGTTCAGACGGAAGCAACGGCTCATACATTCACAGCTTCTAAAGACACCTACCTCTACATAAACGCTGGTGGATTCTTCGATTATGTTGAAGTGGCTAATGGTGCTTCTGCTCCTGCGACTCCTGCAAACGAGCTTCTATTGGCAGTAGTAATCTCAAATGGAACAGCGATTACTTCAGTCACCGATTCTCGCACTCTTTCTATTCAAATTACAGCGAATAGCTCTAACTTCGCAGTAAACTACCGTGACCAATCTTATGTCTCAAGAGACACAACGGTAAACTTCTACGTCAAGCCAGGAACCTTTGCCATAGGGAACTCGAACTATACCAATACCGCTTCTACTTCGACCAAGAGTGTAGTCACAGGAGCAAACTGGATTGAGGGCGGTTATCCTTCTGGCTATGCAGGGAGAATATTCGTCTATGGCTACAATAACTCAGGAACAGCTTACGACTTCAAGTTCTCCTCGGCAGACGTAGCCTTTGCAGATACCTCATCGAACACAGGCGGTATTCTTAGATACTACGTTTCGGGTGGTACTACCTATCGTGCTTTAGGATGGGCATATCTCTCAGCAGATGTAGTCCAACTCTATCAGACTTCCGACTTCCGTGATGTCGGAAACAAGAACATTGTTTCTAGGACAAGTGCTACGGCAGTTTCAACCGCAAGCACAAGTCTTGTCAATGACAACTTCGCAGACATAAAGTTTTATTCATCGGGAGGGTTCTGCACCATTGAATACTCTGCTGGTGTAGCTAATGACGGGGCATCTCTTGCTTCCATCGGAATTATGATTGATAGTTTTGACATAGCGACTACGCTTCGTTCAATCTTAGGTCAGAGTTCAAACTCTACAACGCTTAACGTCACTTCCGTATGGAAGGGAATATTAGGCCGAGGCGTTCACACCATTCAAGGTCGATTCTCCGCTAGTGCCAATAGTGCATTTGTAAATAACCGTACACTTACAATTACTGAGGAATAATGGAGAGACTAATCCTTCCTGGTGAGATTAAAGCAGACCAAGCTAATTTCTTTAATGGCTTGATGGATGGAGTGCTTGGAAATCCGCAGGTGATGACTACAAGCCCGACAACTGCTAACGCTTTGCTTAAAGAGAACAACTTTGGGTTCGATGGAACAAATCTTTTCTTAACACTTGAAGGTACAACGTATCGTATTAGCCTAACGGCGGTATAGGAGAACTAATGTCACTACTTAGCGGATTGTTTAAGACCAAGAAAACACCGTCATACGGCGGTATTCAGCCCTACGGAACGCTGATGGACGCTTATGGTGGTAAGGATTACTACAACACCATCCTCGGTAGGTCACAGGGCAACTCTAAGGGCTATGGGGATGATTATGTAGATACTGCTAATCCTCAGATTGCACAGCTTCGCAATCAATATACAGGGTATGACCTTCCTGAGCTTAAGTCAGAGCTTTCAGCGACAGGCCGTAGAGCTGGTTCTTCAGGTTTCCAGCAGATAGCTCGTTCCATGTCTGACCAGAGTGACAAGGAAAACGCTATCAAGGCGAGACTCGCCCAGAATCAGTCGGAAGCAATCTACAATGACACCAACCAGGGAATCAATGACTTGGGGGCGTTCAACACAGGTGATTTCAATGCCCGTAAGAGCTTGGCTGACTTTCAGCAGAATCAGTATCGTCAGGAGTCTAGCAATATTCAGAATGATAGGTCTAGGAATGACCAGATGGCACAGAACATCGGTCAGGGTGCTGTGGCTTTAGCTGGTGTTCCGTTTACAGGCGGTGCATCGCTGTATCCTAGCATGGCAGACCCTTATAGAAGCCTTGTGCAATCTCGCACAACTCCACAGGCACCTCAGCCATATCAACAGCCTTATGGAAACTATGGAAATACAGGCAGGATTAAAAACGCCCAGATTGGGAGAGCCTAATGTACGAACAGAATGAAGATGAACTTAGACGTCAGATTATGCTTAGAAGTCAGAGGAAGCCGTTGATTGGGAACGAGCAGACGGCTGGAGTGGCTCAAGGCGTAGTTAATGCAGGTCAGATGTTATTTGGCGGTAAGCCACAACAGCAAGACAGTACTTCACGCCTTGCAGACCAAATGGCTTTGGCTAACTACAAAGAGGGATTAAAAGACCCTGAAGCAGAGGCTCTTAAAAGAGATGATATTCAATCCCGAATTGATTTGAGGGAGAAGATTGGTTCTTTCGGCGGTAATAATGGTGAAGATGGTCAGGAAGGATTTACTACTGTGAATGGGCGTGTGGTTCGTGACCCTGCTTATAAACGCCTTCCTACTCCAGAAGAACGTGGAATAGAGCTTGAAGATGAAGTGGCAAAGAGTGAACTTACCTCTATGTCTAAAGCTCTCCCAAAACTTGACCAAGCAGACCAAGCGGCTGGACAACTTAAAGGGCTTTATGACAGAGCTGTTAAGCCTGAGTCTGTAGAAAAGGGAGACTTATTCGGCGGTCTTATGTACAGGGCAAGCGGAATACCTAAAACTGTTATGGGTATGTCTGGTGCTAACCCTGAGCTTAATAGATATTCTGCCGATAGAAAGGCTTTTTCAGGCTTAATCTCTAAGGGCGGTTTTGGTGAGGCTGGCATGCTTACTCAGCAAGACATTGAGCGTGTGGCCTCGATTCTTCCTAATGAATATTCCACAAAAGAGGAATCTGATATCGCTTGGGAAGAAGTTAAGAATATTCTTGGTTCTGCTAGGAAAAGGTTTGAAGAAAAGAAGAATAGCTATAAGCAAGGTGCTGGGGCTTTTTCTTCTATGAAAACTCCATCTATTCCTGGGGCTGTATCAAGCAATCAAAATTCTTTTAATTCTCCAGAAGAAGCAGATAGTTCAGGTTTACCGCCTGGCACAAAAGTTACTGTAAATGGGAGGCCATACGAAATTGGGTAGATTCCTTGATGAGCCTCAAGTAACAAAGCCTAAAGGTAGATTCTTAGATGAACAACCTCAATCTAATTCAGAGAATGTTGAAAGTATTATTTCTAAGCGTCCATCAGCGATAGACGTAAACAAGCCAATTAATCCGATTGATTTAACGGTGTTTGGCGGTAAGAAGATGATTCCAGAGTCAGGACGAGCCTTAGCTGGTGCTATGGAAATAGCTGAGGGAGTTCCTGCTGACATTGGGCTTGGATTACAGCGTGCTAGAGAAACTGGCGGTAAGTCTATTGGTCAGATTCCTGGGGATATATGGAAAACTCTTAAAGGTGAGCGTCCTGCTCAGTTAGGTGATATTTATAGGGGTGCAGGTGCCCCAGAAGGTGTAGCGGCAACAGGTGGCTTTCTTGCTTCTGCCTCAAAGTTTACACCTACAGGAGCCGCTGGTGAAAAGGTTGCAAGAGGTGTTGGTAAAGCCATTCAGCCTGTAGTTAAGCCTGTTGGGGACGCTTTAAAGTCTGGTGCGTCCAATGTGATGAGCCATCTCAGCGGAGTACCAAAGGCAAGTGTTAGGACGGCTTTGGATAATCCTAAAGTGCTTAGTGGGAAGTATATGAAGAACGAGGTGAAAGCCGCTGGTCAAGATATGCAACGAGAAGTTAAGCCTCTAGTCAATGACCCTAATGCAATGGTGACAGCTACTCCTGAGATTTCAAATCTTTCGACTAAGCTCAATCTTTATACTCCATCAGGTCAGTCTACAAAAGTTCTATCAACTATGGCTGAATCAGAACAAAAGATGATTGGTGATTGGTTAAGGCGTGCAGATAATGGAAGCGGAAAGATTGACTTCAATGACGCTGACAAGATTATCGGAGAAATAGATAGTGAGTTACAGGCTTACTACAAAGCTAAGAAGATGGGTCAGATAGTCAAGAATACTCAATTTGACCGAGTGGCTAAAGAAATTAGGGCTACTGTAAATAACGCTAGAAAGTCTCAATTTCCTAAAGCTGGAGAAGCTATTGACAGATATGCAGGAGCCATGAAGGGTCAGACGGCCAATGAGCAGTTTAATCGATTCTTGCCTAAAGGTAGCCCTGGAAACATAACTTCTAGGGCCGCTATAGAACTTGCTCTTGGATGGGCGCACCCAGAGGCCGCTGTGTCATTAGGAGCCTTACAAAGCCCATTCTTGCAAGCTAAGGGCATCCAATTAGGAGCTAAAGCTGGCGAGTTCCTATCAAACCCTGAACTTATGGGACAGGTTCTTAGGAAGCTTGGTCAGAAGTGATAAACGCTAGAGCTATCAAAGCTACGAGGATATACATGACCTTATTATACCACAAAAGAGGTGTAAAATGAGCGGCCCAGCTTCCTACACAGGCCATCCCCCCTACACCGACGAATACTCAGAGAGAGTAGATAATTCAGAGCATTTGCAGGTAGGTACTATCGGAATGAAGCAAGTGACGTTGCTTGATTCCTCTGGCAATGCCATAAACATTCCATCCACAGGCACAGCTATAGTTTCAGGGACTAAGACTGTGACAACTGCAGGAACAGCCGAAAGAATTACTGCTACCCCCACTACTATTAAAGGTGTTTGGCTTAACGCCGACCTAATTGCTGGAATTGTGGTGACTGTCGGAGATTCTGCTGTAGTGGGCAACACTTCTGGTATGAGGGGCGTAGTCTTAACCCCTGGAAATCAGCCAATCTTCCTAGCTATCACCGACCTTTCAACTTTGTGGGTAGACGCTCAGGCCAACGGGGGAAAACTTGCGTACGCCTATATATCTTAAACTTACCGCCCTCTTACTGCTTCTCTGTTCCCCTGTTTTCGCAGGGGTCAACAACATCACGGAAGAAGATGGTTCCCCTACTCTCTATCCCTGGCAGATTAAGTTCGCCAATGGGACTGTGACTGACAACGGTGGTGGAAGCGTGTCCGTCGCTGGTGGTTCAGGCGAAACTAATACCGCCTCTAACAGCGGCGATGGCGTAGGTGTATTCAAGGTCAAGGCTGGCGTAGACCTTCAGTTCAAGTCACTCGTCAGCGGTGACAACATCACCATTTCACAAGACGCTAACTCTGTCAGAATCTCAGCTTCTACTAGCGGAAGCCCAGGGGCACCGACAAACAGTGTACAGTTTAACGATGCCTCTAGCTTCGGTGGTGACACCTCACTTATTTGGGACAAGGTTCTAAACCGCCTGTCTATCTCAAGGGATGCTTCACAGGGCGGTGAGGCAATCCGCATATCTTCCGACACAGGGGCCGTCCTAGCCAACATCTCCCATGACGGCGGGGCAATGTTCCAGACACTTCAGCTTAAAGCCGCCCCTCTAAGCCTCGCAGAAGGTGGCGTAGGTATTCGCTCAGGCACTTCAGGGGCAGTACCTTACTTTAGTGGTACTGGAACAGTTGCAAGCTCATCCCTTCTTACCGCTAACGCTGTAATGCTTGGTGGTGGCTCAGCCACAGCCCCTCTGACCATCACGGCAGATACCTCTACCGCCCACTTTCTAGGCTCTACCGCCACAGCCCCAGCCTTTCGTCAGATACGAACAGGTGACGTTGTAGGAACTCAGCCTGTAGCCACAGGTGGCACAGGAATAGTCGCTGGAACGTCAGGGGGAGTCCCGTACTTCATCAATGGCGGTCTTATGGCCTCATCTCTTGCTTTCGCCGCAAATGCCGTAGTGATAGGCGGTGGTGCGGGTGTAGCCCCATCAACTATTACCGCTGATACTACCGCAGGACATGTCTTAGTCTCTACCACAGGCTCCCCAGCGTTTAGACAGCTTCTTACAGGCGATACCATCGGCACTCTCCCTGTGGCTAGAGGTGGTACAGGTATCACGACAGGTAACTCAGGTGGCATCCCATTCTTCGCCAATACAGGACTTATGGGAACATCGGCGGCACTAACCGCTAATGCTGTAGTGGTCGGCGGTGGTGCAGGAACGACCCCTGCAACGATTACTGCTGATACAGTCGTTACCCACGCTCTTTTTGCAAGGTCTGGAACTCCTGCGTTTCGTCAGATTCTTACTACCGACGTTGTAGGTGTCTACCCTGCCGCCGCCGCAACTCCTGGCGGTTCTACGACTCAGTTTCAGTATAACAATGCTTCTGCTTTCGCAGGAACGCCTCTTATTACGACTGACGGTATCAGATTCGCTCAAGGCCCAGGGACTAGCACACTTATCTCCCACGACGTTGCAGGGAGCTTCCGCACCGTTCCATTCGCTCTGACTGATGGCACGACTATCAACGTGGATGCAAGCCGTAGCAACTTCTTTACCGTTACACTTGCTGGTGCTCCTAGAACTCTTGCCGCCCCTACAAACGGAATTAATGGGCAGAAGATTGTCATTCGTATCTCACAGGACGCTACAGGAAGTAGGAAGATTGGAACAGCGGCAGGTATCAAGTATGGGACAGACGTTCCGAGCTATGACGCTACGACTACTGCGGGGAATAAGGACTATTTATTCTTAGTCTGCAACTCGAACTCAAATTCGTGGGATGTGGCGGGAATTAGCAAAGGTTATAACTGATGAAACTAGTTAAACTAATATTCATTGGTATTCTCCTATGCTCAAATGCCTACGCTTATGGCTCTGGAGGGTGCGATAAAAACGCCGTATTCCTAAACCATTGGGAAGGGGTAGATGCCGCCACAACATCTCCTGAAGCCGATTGTCCTGGTAATGGCAAGCATGTTCTTACGTTTCAAGGTAACGCCCAACTAGACACAGCACAGAAGGTATTTGGCAAGTCATCCATATTATTTGATGGAACTGGCGACTACGTTGACCTTCCTTCTAGCACCGAATTTGCGATGGGTACAGGTGACTTTACATGGGAAGCAAGAGTAAGATTTTCAGGTGTAGCAAGTATTCAGTTCTTCCAGAATGACCCCGCCGCCAACAGCTTCGCTTTCGCTTGGTATAACACAGCCGGTAATAACTTAAAAGCATTTTTAGCTGGCACAGAATTTCTATTTTCTTGGTCGCCTAGTGCAGATGTATGGTATCACGTTGCTGTCACTCGTCAGGGAACCAATCTTAGAGCCTTTATTAATGGTGTTCAGATTGGAGTAACACAATCCTCATCCAATGACATACCTGCCGTTGCCACTCAAATAGGTGGCTCATCTACTGTATATTTTCTTGGTTGGATGGATGAGTACAGGATAACGAAGGGAGTTGCTAGGTGGACAGCTAACTTCACCCCCCCATCTACTCCTTATTGCTCAGGCTGTGAACAAGCGGGGTTCGCAATCAATGATTAAATACTACGTCTATATGCTCGATGGTCAGGTAGACAGCAAGCCGATGGAGATTAGCTCAAGTTCTACCGACTCCCCTAACACCTCTTGGGGATTAGACCAGATGAAGAAGAATGGGTATCTGCCGTGTGTTATAAACTACGACCCGCTTAATGAGGAGCCTGACTATGCGAATCCGAAGATTTCTGAAGATGTGGTGGAATATTTCGGTAAGCCACTTGCGGAAGATAAGCGTAAACAACGGTTCAATCAGGAACAGGATAAAAGGCGTGAAGCTGAATACCCCACAATCAGCGATAAGGTAGAGGCTCTGTTTGAATACGTTGCTAATGATGACAAAACGGGCATTGAAGCTCTTAAGTTATGGATAAATGCTGTTAATGAAAAGTACCCATTGGAGAAATAATGGCAAAGAAAACGGGGGGAGTGGATATTATGCGTTATGTTCCTTTGGCGGTTTTAGCAGTATCGGCGGTGTCTGGATATACCTTCCTGCAAGCCCGTATGAGCAACGCCGAGGAGAAACTAAGGGGCTATGAAGTAGTCCAAGCCACGCTCACTTCCGATAGTGCCAACATCAGGGTATCTCAGGCTAAGACTGAGACAAAGGTGGACTCCATGCTTGAGCTTCTAAAGGACATCAAGAAAAAGGTATGAACTATAACGGCGAAGAACGACGTAAAGAAAATAAAGACTTCAATTTTGACATCATCCGCAAGCTAGATTCTATTGAGGCTAATGGTAAGGCGTTAGAGAAGGAAATCTTCCATCTTAACGAGAGAATTGAGCATAACAACACTAATACTAAAGCCTTTAAGCTCATCATAGACGACGACATCCAACAGCTCAAGATAGCTATTCAGGGGAACGAATCTAAGGGAATAGTGGGATTAGCTCAGAAAGTGGGGACGTTTAGCAAGGAACTCTCCGAACATGTAGTTCAAGATAAGTGGGCTTATGGGGTAATGACCTCGCTAATGCTAGGCACTTTTGGTGTGGTCAGTTGGGCAGTATTCCACAAATAGGAGAGATTATGAATAAAACAGAACTGAAAGCTATCAAAGCGAGTATTGAGAACACGAAGATTGACTTGCTAGAGGCCATCGAGCTGTCTAAGACGGCAAGCATGATGAGTGTTATCTGTAAGGTTAAGTCGGCGGTATTCAACAATGTCAAGACGTTGAATCTGATTAACAAGCTGGAGAAGAAGAAGTAATGGCTCCAATGAGTAAATCGGACATGGCGTTGTCCAAGACATTCTCCGCTAGGTTTTTAGCAGTTGTGCTGATGACCATCAGCGGTTGCTACATGGCGATACGTCAGATACCCATTGACCCCCAATTTGCTACACTCTGGGGCGTGGTCGTAACGTACTACTTCGGCAAGTCAGACAAAGAGTTAGTTGCTTCAAAAACAACGGAAGTTAAAACGGAGGTGGCTAGTGGCGGATGAGAAGAAGGTTTGGTATAAGAGTAAGACGATTTGGAGTGACGTACTGACGCTGGCTCTTGTGGTGTACGGCGGCCTTGTGACCATTCTCGCAGGTCACGGGATTAATCTGCCCGCTATAGATAGCCCTGTGTTTGGATTCGTGCTTTCCATCCTCGCAGGTATCGGTATTCATGGTCGGGTCACAGCATCTGGCCCTGTTACGCTCACAAGCCCAAAGTAACCCTGTCCATACAGTCCCGCCTCGCTGTATGGGTCGTTGTCCAAGCTATTAAGAGGCGAAAGTTCCTATGGCTGGCTACCAAAGTGGCTAAGTTCGTTGCTTTGAATCTGGAGGTTAACCGTGAAACAAAAACATGGAAAATCAGTTCAAAACCAATGTGGCACCCAGAGTATCAACGAAGATATTACGATGACATATCGGCTATGTTCAAGAGCGACCCGAGGAACTTCAAAGTCGAAGAGACTAGAGATTCTAAAGGAAAATTTAGACGGTTCACTGTTACGACCTAATGTGATGGATGCTTGGAGTCTTTGGTAATCTTATCTTGTTAAACGTTGTTCAACTTTAGAACACTTCTCACACTTCCTATTCTGTGCCCAAGAAGGTTCACCGAGCTTGTCGGTTACTGTAAATGTTGACCCCCATTCACCCCAAGAATGAAAGCCTAAGAAGCACCACATTAGTTTACCCTCACTTCTTATTATTCTCTAAGTAATCTATATATATAATACGAGCCATAATAAGAAGTCCTGGAAGAATTATCATAATAGATATCAGTATCTTTACTTTATCAGAATGACTCATGGAGCCTTCTTCACATCATCAGGCCATCCATCAAGGATGTAGATTACCTCATCAAATGGAAGTCCTACGAACTCTGCTATCTCGGCTATGGTATGGCCCCTGTTCCAATACCTAAGCACTTCACCACTCTTTCTTATCAGTTCAAACTTGTCCATGATGGCTCCTAGAATCCAAAGCTAACAAGCACACGCCAGATGATGAAGATGTAGAAAGATAGTCCTGCAAGTACGAATAGGCTGAACCCTGAGAATAGGTTCTCTAGGAAGTGGCGGGGGAGCTTCAAGCTATCCCACCAACCAACACACTCAGGAGTAATAGGGGGATTAGGATTCTCATGTTCTACCCCAAATAGAGTAGCCAAATAAAACGCCTAATCCAACCCCGAAAGTAAATATCATGGCGTCGTAATTAGCTGAATCAATTTGTCCGTTTACCAATCCAACCATTAGGGCTGTTGTTAGCGATTTCATTGACTCCCCTTTATGATTTCCGCCCTAATATCCGGCGTTAAACTCCTCAACTCCCCCAAGAACCCCGTCACTATAATCGCTATGTCCTCTCTCTTAATATTGGGATAAGCCAAGCACACAGCGTCAATATAAGTCTCGATAATCTCCTTCTTTGTGTAACCTTTGCTACGGCCGAGGATACGTCTGGCTTGTTTGGCAATCTTCCCACTTACAGCTTCAAGTTGCTTCTTTATCATCGTAGACGAAGAACAGGGTGATTAAACTAAG